GAGACGCCGAAGCGGCGGGTGACTTCTTCGGCGAAATCCCAGGTGGTGGCTCCACCCGTGAGCATGATTTCGTCGAAGACGTAGAGGGTGTCGTCTTTGAGGACGGCGCAGATGCCGGACATGGGATCCACGTTGAAGTCCACCCCCAAAAGGAGTGGAAGTATTGAAATGTCGGCTGCGTCGGTGGAGATATTGGCGTCGCTGAAGGAGACGGCGACGAGGCCGCTCAGGTTTTCGAAGCTGGCTTCGAATTCTTGGCGGAAGGTGCGCGAGTCGAGTTGGCTGCGGGCGGCTTCGATTTCCTCGGCGGGGACGTTGTCGCCTTCGATGGTGGTGAACTGCCAGCGGCTCCAGTCGGAATCGCCGGAGTCGGCGTATTGCCAGAGTTCGTAGAACCAGCTGGCGGTGCCGTCGGGGGTGGAGATGAAGAGTGCCCAGCCTTGTTTGTCGGCGAGGGCGGGTCGGATGACTTCGAACCAGACTTCGGCGGACATGAAGGCGGCTTCGTCGAGCACCACGCCAGCCAGACTGCGGCCTCGGAGAGCCATGGCGTTTTCAGTGCCCTTCAGTTCGATTGTTGAGCCGTTGACGAGTTCGATCTTGAGGTCGGTTTCGTTTTTGGATTTGATCCAGGCTTTGGGGACTAGCTTTTTCAGTACCTTCCAGGCAATGTCTTTCGCCATTCGGTAGGTGGGGGCGGCGTAGAAAAAAGTTTCGCCGGGGCGTTCGATTGCTCCACGCAAGAGTTCGATGCAGGAGAGATAGCTCTTGCCGAAGCGGCGGCCGGCTACCAATACTCTGAAGCGTTTGCGGCTGGAGAAGACTTGTCCCTGGGCGTAGCGGAGGGAGAGGGTTCCAGCCGTTTCGGCCATTTTTTCGGGGACGGGTAACTTCTAGGGTATTACAGGAATTCGACCCCTCCCCCGGGTGTGTAACAGAGGGAGGAAATGCGAATGTATCAGTAGGTTCCCTGCCCCCCGGTACGTACGTATTATTTCTGCAACCCTCCCCCCGGTCGCTGGTACGGTTGTATTGTAATACAGCTGTACTCGCAGAAAATTAGAAAATCTCTTGCGAGTACAGCTGTACTAATCCTCAGCGACCGAGCACCAGCAGCCGGCACTCCGCTGGGCCGCGGCCGGTGGCCTCACAGCGTGCCAGCTGGCGGCTGTTGTCGAAGCCCATCGCCACCACTGCAGCGGTCAGCAGCACGGCGGCCAGGGTAAGGGTGCGGGAAGTCATGGGGGAAGCGTGGTGAGCTTGGCCCTATTGTTGCACAGGATCGGCCGGATTGCTAGCCCCAGGCGGTGAGTCTCGTGGGTCTCACGCGTTGCGCTTATCGTCGATCTCCACCCGAAGCACCGGGGCCGCGGCGGCCTGGGCTTCCGGTGCGACCTCACCGACCACGGCGCCCATGTCTTTTAGCAACATCGCAGCAGTCTGCAGCTGACCCTTCCGCACGGCAGCAGAGAACAGCCGTTCCCTCATCTGAGCGATTCGAGAGACTAACCGCGGCCTCTCCCGCTCGAAATCCTGCGCTACCCACTGTTGCACAGCGTCCCAGTCTTTCCAGGCTGTACTTACAGCGATGCCCTCTCTTTCTGCGTGCTCTAGCACCAGTTGCCGTGTGGTGAGCCCGTCTAGTTGCCGTTTATATAGCCGCTGTTGGCGTTGCTCTATCACTGCGTCCGGGTTGCGCTTCCCATAGATTCGCCGCATCCTTTCGGCGCTATCACGGGGGTAACCGTTCGCGGTTAGATCTTCCGCCGTAACTTCCGGCGCTTCGGTGTTAGCTTCCGGCTGTTCGGCCATTGTTAAGATCTCCAGGCTGTTTGCTTCAATCTTAGGCTGTACCTTGCAAGCGGCCGCAGGCCGCGCAGCAAAAAGCCCGGCACAGTGGCCGGGCCGTTGATCGGTGGGGGTGCCGTGGGTCAGCGGTGCCAGCTGACCAGCTCCCGCGCCATAGCTTTGGCGGTACAAACCCCAGTGCTAAGGCTGTAGATCTCACCGGCTGCCATCACGCGCTGATGGTCAATCCGGCTGTACAGCTTGCGAGCTGCATCATCCCAGCGGGCTAGGTCTATGTCGTTAAAGTTCGGATCCTGACTGGTTAGCAGTTCCTCGGGCCCGAACATGCCGGCTAAAGCGGAGCGGTAGCCGTTGCCGGCGAACTGTAGAAAGTAAGCGTGGAACAAGTCGGCGGAGTGCGCCAGGTACTGCTTGCGGGTGATGGTCATGATGGGGGGCCTCGGGTGGGCTTACGTGTTTAACTGTATCACGGATTGGCCGCTAAGCCAGGGCGGTGGGGTACTCGTTAAGGTTCTCCAGGATTATCTCCCGCAGCCGGTCGAAACCGTCGCGCCAGGGTGCGGAATCATCACGGGCCGCAAAGACGCAGAGCCCCAGATCCTGCAGCATCCGCACGCGGTCGGCGATGCTCTCACCGCCCCAGTCTGCGCTGATTCCGTCCCACTCCAGCTGGCTGTGGTCGTCGTCGCTGATCAGCGGATAGTGCTCCAGGGCTTCCACGGTCTCGATCACGTCGGCCGGAACCCGCAGCACGTCCAGCACGACGCCGCGGCCGTTCCAGCCGTAGCCCACCTCTAGGACGCCGCCGTGGGGGTCTGGTGTGCTGGCGGGATCCGTGAGCACGCGGAAATTCGACAGTCCTACCAGCCCGGTGTGGCTGTAGTCGCTGAACCCGCAGTAGGACGGTACGAAACCTAGGGAAACACCGCGCCAGCGTTCAGCTAAGCAGGTTTCCAGGTGAGCGTCCGGGCTGTGATGCCACTGGTGGCTGCAGTCTGTTTCGGGCTGGCCGTCGCGGATTAAGACCCAATGGCCCGAGCAGATAGCGAGACGGTCTATGCGCTCCAGGAGAGCGGGAGAGGCGGTTGGCATGGCAGGGTGTGCCGTAGTGCTCCCATACTGTATACCATCAGCGGCCCGGTTGCAACCGGCCGGCCCGGTGCTACTGTTTGACAGCACACCCCAACCGAGGGAACTATGAGCGGCGGCGAATGGAACACCGCCCGGGAGCGTAAACAGCTGGCCCTAGATGCCCGAGAGCTGGAGCGCGAACAGCTGCGCCTAGAGAAACGCCAGCTCCGGGATCTGCGGTGGGCGGTTGAACGCTCCAACCTGGCCGCTTCGGACTGGGCCGATCTCCTGGCCCTGCAGGCTGCCCACGGCAAGGAAGGCCCGCTCCAGCTATGGAGGGAACTGGTGCCTTACTGGCGGGCCTGCCAGCGTTGCAACGGCGGCGCTGACATTCCCCCAGATCTTTTTCCACAGGCTACGGGTATTTTTCCGCGCACCGATCAGCCAGCCAAGGCCCCAGCCAACCGGACCCGCTCCAGCAAGGGGGCAGCCCGCAAGGTTCGATCCGATGCCGGTATCAGCAAGCCCCGCAAGGTGCGAGCCCCGCAGGGGTGAGCACGCCCCAGCCCTGCCCTATCGGGTGGGGCCTCTCACCGTCTTGCCGTGAGACTCACGAGAATCGCCTTGAGACGCCCCAGCAGCAAGCCCCACACCAGCCCCAGCAGGATCCCAGCCAATGGCGCCAGCAGCACCGTCTCAGCAGTGAGACTCATTGGACACGCGATAAGACACCATGAATGGGTTTTTAGAACCAGTCATGAATGGCTTTTCAGGCAGCCATGAATGCGTTTTCAAGCCGAGACTTGAATGGGATTTTGGAGAGCTGCAAAGTATTGCTCCACCCGGGTCATGAATGACTTTTCTGCTTGCTCCAGCTCGGCCTGGGTCATGTAGTGAATGTTTGGATTGCCACAGCGGCGGGCTAGGACGATGGCTGCTCCAGTGGGTTGGAGGCCGGTGAGATGCTTGAGTCCCAGTGAATAGGCGCCACACTGGTCGATGTATGAATGGCCGTTTGGGAGGCGGTCGTGGGCGTCGGTTTTGCGTTTCACGCTGGTTTTCCAGTCTGCTAGCACCAGCTCGTTGTTCTTCATGCCGATGAGGGCGTCGCAGGTTCCAGCGAAGCCGGCGGGATGGTGAATGGAGAATTCGGAGGCGAAAATTTCTGTGGTGTTAGCGACGATCCAGTCGGAGAGGCCGCGGGCGTAACCTGAGGCGCTCCAGCCGACTTTGGGGACGTTGGGGTGGACTTTCTCTAGTGCCCACTTGGTGATGGGGGCGGGGATGCGCGCCAGTCCGTTGTCGTCGAAGCGGATGGCGTTTCGGCGGTTGGCACAGGATCGCGCCAGCTGTTGGGCGGTTTTGAGGAGGTATTCGGCCTGTGAGTGGGCTTGGTTGCCTCTGGTGGCGGCAATGTTGCGTTGTGCTGCAGCCTCGATAGGACCTAGGCGGGCTTCCCAGCGCTCCAGTCCGGTCTTGTCGCTGGTTTCTTTCAGGATGTGTGTAACACTGTGGTAGACGTTACCGCGGGTGTCTCTGTAGACGCGGAAAGGTCCACTATTGTCTTGCTCCAGTCTCCAACGTCTTAACCCAGCCAGGGTGTCTTGCATGGAGGCTTGATGAATACTCTTTCCCAATCTGATAATACCAGTAAAAAAGCCCCACGCAATGGTGAGGCTCGAATCTCTGAGGGGTTAGATCAGGCCGGCTTGAAAGGGTTGCCGCCGGTGATGAGGCGGCTGATGTCAAAGCCGTTTTCTTTGGCTTCGATCCAGGCTGCGGCGACCATGGCCTCAGTGCCCTTTTTCTTGGGGACGGGGCGGACTGTGTACATCAGTGCAGGAGGATTGCTTTTGTCGTAAGCGACGACAAGATCCACCGTGGTGATGTCTTTGTCGAAATCTTCCATCTGGCTGATGGCATCAATCTCCCGCATTACGGTGGTTTGATTGAACGAATAGACTTGTACAGTATTAGTGGCGTAGTTGAAGACCGGGCACGCCAGCGTGAACTTGACGTTTTGGGTGCCGGGTTGGTCGTACTTCTCGTCGGCGACCCAGTCGCCTAGATCAGCGGCTACATCTTCGGCAGTGGGCTGGTAGTCCCAGCGGAGGGTGCGGCGCTCGTCTTTGTTGTCGGGATTGGTTGCCCAGACCTCATAGAACTCCAGGGGGTGCTGTTCGAGGATGGTGAAACGGACTTCGCTCTTGTCGATGATTTTGAGATAACCGCCGCCACTGCTGGACTTGCTGTTCAGGCTGGTGGAGGCTTGCTTGGAAAGGAATCCCATGGTTGTGGTGTTGTAGGGTGCTGCTCACCGTTTTGTCGGCTGCTCTAACACAGTAACACGTTCTTGACGATCTGGGTAGGCTACGAAAACGCCCCAGTGGTGGGAACCGCCGGGGCGCAGATAGTCATTCTCGTGTGAGACTCTAACATGTCTAAGAGTGAGACGCAGGATCTGCTGGCTTTTGTGCGCCAGTTGCCTGCTGGGATCGCTTATGCGCCGATTTATCGCAGTGGTGCGGCGATCCAGTCCGGAA